TGGGAATGGTGGAATAACAGAAAATAAACTTGTTTAAAGATTATAAGAGTGTTATAATGTTGACAGGATGGGAAAGTGTAAGTGAAAATTGCAAAGGAAATGTGCTTGCACAAATTACCGATAGCGACAACTTGCAATTGATTGCACGCGCGATATTCAATTTTTGAAGATGAGCCGATGCATTTTAGGCGATTTGGAGAAAAAAGAGTATTTGGTTAGCGCCCGCGTATAGCATGCCCGACGGGAATGTGAGCAATCGACCCAAGCTTTCCCACGCCTAACCTTAGGGCTTAAAATTTATAAAAACAAAATCAAATGGAAAATGAAAAATACACCACAAAAGATTTATATTTAACAACTTTCCTTGTTGCCGTTGGTAAAGAGGTGGAATTGAGGCGGGAGGGTATGGATAACCGTTTTTCTTTTGTTTTTACAAAAGATGACGATATTGCAGAATTAACAGATCAATTTTATCAAAGAAAAACCACGGTTGACCCGATGGGTTTTTGTATTGCAATGAAGCAATTAAAATCAAGGATGTATAATTTTAACTAAAATGGCTAAAAGAAAAAGAAAAAACAGCGCCGAAAAACGCGTTGAGATCCAAAAAGAGGAGGAAATAAAAAGAGAGGTTGCCGTGGCGAATGTGCCTTTGCAACTGAAAAGCCGATTTGTGCCGTTTATTAAGATGCACAAAAAACCGAGAGGATTTAAAATTGTGCAAATCGAGGGAAATGATTATTACGAATTTGAGGGATTGGACGGCGTTTATTTCAATAAAGTTTTGTTTGTTTAAAAAGAAAAAAATAAAATGGGAGAATTTAGAAAACTTGCTTTTGATATTGAGGGGCGCGTGATTGCCAAAAAAAACAGCCGACAAATCGGATACCGAGGGGGGCGGATGGTGAACTTTCCAAGCAAGAGGTATGAAGAATTTAAGGAAACGGCGCTTTGGCAACTGAAAAGAATTAAGGACAAGCTAAAACCGCCGTATGATGTGCGGTATATTTTTTATATTAAAGGAAAAATGGATGCTGATTTGGATAATTTAATTGCAAGCATCAATGATATTTTGCAAGAGGCGGGGATAATTGAAAATGACAGGCTTATTCACGAAATGGAAGCAAAAAAGGTTATGGGAGGAAAGGATTTTAAAACGACAATTGAAATTTTTGAATTATAAGAGATCAGGCAACGGCTTGACGGTTGGGCGGGGTAAAAAAATTAACAAGTGGCGATCCCATGAGTTAATGCCCCGACCCAGCCGACCATTAAAAAAAGATAAAGATTTTGACTTATGAGAAAGCAACCGACAAAAATTGATTGGAATAGAGCTTTTATATTTTATTGCACCGCGGACGAGAGGACAGGGAGAATGCCGACTTATAAGGATGTGGCAGAGAGATTTGGCGTAACAGAGCGACAGGTTGAGCTTATTGGATCAAAATATGAATGGGTTGATAAACGGGAGCGTTTCGGGAAAAAGAGCCTTGAGAGGTGGAAAGAAGAACGGGGTAAGGTAATTGAAAAGCTTGAACAAAACCAATTTGAAACTTGGAATGAAGCCGTGGATATTATGCAAAGGCAATTAAACCAAGTTAAAAGAAAGCAGGAGGATGCCGAGGCGGTTGAGGAACTTTTGGAAGATTTATTTGATGAGTTGGCAATGGCAAAAAACAAGACCGAAAGAAAGGAAATAAAAAGAAAAATTTCAAACGTGATGGGGCGCAAGGTTTACGGGAAAGAATTGCGCGAAACCATGGAGGCGCTTAAAACTTCCGTGAATGAGTTAAGAATAAAGCTTGGAATGCCAACGGAAATAACCAAGGGAGAAATGACCAACTTTAACAAAGACCTTTCCCTTTCCGATGAAGATTTGGAAAAGATGGATAAAGATTTTGAAAAATCCCATGAGAATAAAAACCCTAATTGAAAAATACGGTGAAGAAAAAACCCGACAATATTTGCAATATAGATTTTCACGAAAAACACCAGAGGCTTTTTGGGAATTTGCCCGCACAGTTTACGGCGAAAAAATGGAGGATGAAACACCAGCTTTTCACAAACAGATCATTGAAAGCACAATAAAAGACCTTAACGGCACGCTTCATTTTGGAAGAAATGCTTTTGGCGCACCGCGTGGAGGGGCAAAATCAACCCTATTGGGAACTTTATTTTTAAGTTGGGTTGCGTTGAATGGGTTTTTGCGACATGTGCTTTATTGCAGTGATACGTATAAAAAAGCAATTGCGCTTTCCAGTCCTTTAAGAAAACAAATTGAAACCAACAAACGATTGCAATTTATTTATCCCGAAGCCAAGAATAATCAGACATGGGGGAAAGAGGGCTTTGTGGTTAATGGTAAATTTAACGAATGCTTGGTTGTGCCTATCGGGGCGGGTATGAATGTTAGAGGGGCGAGTGAGGACAACATAAGACCACAGCTTGCCATTTTGGACGATATGGAAAACCTTGAGCTTGTTTATTCCAAAGAAAGACGGCAGAAATTGCAAGATTGGCTTGATTTTGACCTTGAGCCAGCCATGGACAGACGGCACAAGAATATTATTTATGTTGGAACAATTTTGCATTATCACAGCCTTTTGAAGCAAGTTTTGTTTAAAGAGGGAAAATATAAGTCATGGAATACCAAGATTTTTAAGGCGTTGGATGATCAAGGAAAAAGTTTTTGGGAAAGCCGATTTAGCGCTGAATATTTAAAAGCAATCAAGGATGATCCGAATAATCCCGACTATGTGGGATCAATAGTTTTCGCGCAGGAATACCAAAATGAACCGCAGGACGACAAAGACCGAATTATTAAGATGGATTGGATTAAGGAATATAATTATAATCAAGAATGGCGCAAGGTTGAAGCGGACAATGATGAAGAAAGAAAGAAAAAATGGAGAAAATCGCTTGAGATTACGGGGGGAGTTGATACGGCAATATCAGAAAAAGAGGGATCGGACAATTTTGCTTTTTACACATACGGATTTGATAAAGTTAGCGGTAAAGAGTTTCAATTGGATTTAATTCATGGCAAATTTCCCGATATTAACGAGCAAGTGAAAGTCATTTGCGATTGCATACAGAATTGGGGGCATGATACGGTTGGCATTGAAACGGTTGCATTTCAACAAGGATTATATAAACTTGTAAAACAGGAATTGCAACGGCGCAGGATATACGCAACCCAAGTCAAGCCGATTAAAACCGATAAAGACAAAATAAGGCGCGCCAAGATCCATTCGAGCGCATTTGAGGGGGGATTTATTTTATTACGTGCAGATCATCCAAACTATGGTATAATCAAATCAGAGATTGAAGAATTTCCGCTTGGAGCGCACGATGACAGTTTTGATGCTTTAATGTTAGCGCGGGAAGCAAGACAAAAACCAAAAGCAAGAGTTTTCGCAAGTAAGCCACAAGGATTTTAAAATAAAATTAAAATAACTTTTAAAACAATGACAAAATTTCCACCCGACAAAGAGAAAGCAAGGATCAATAACTATGAATTTTACGAAAAGATCTTTTTAGGCGAACACGTCGAAGCTTTCAATATCAAAACACAAGGGGAGTATAAAAAAGAGCTTGAAAACTTGCGATATGTTGCCGTTAATTTCGGGGGAATGATTTCAAAGCTTTCCGCTGATATGCTTTTTGAAGAATTTCCGCGTATTTCGGCGGGTGAAAATGACGACTTTTTGCAAGCCTTGATCCAAAAAAACCAGCTTGAAACGCAGTTGTATGAAGCAGGGCTTGAAAATAGCTTTAGGGGCGATGCATTTTTTCGCATACGCGCCAAGGACGGGCAGTGTATTATCGAGGACATAAACCCCGCAATTTGCTTTCCCGAATATGACGAGTGGAATGTGCGCAAAGAACCGACCGCGCACGTTTTGGGTTGGAAAGTGAACCTTGGGGAGGATGAAAAAGGAAAGCCAAAATATGGAATTTTCCAAGAAAAACATAAAAAGGGAATAATCGAACACAAGCTTTTTGTGCTTGAGGATGACGGCAGTTTGGGGGCAGAGCTTAGAATGGCGGATTATATCGGTATGGAGGGTATTAAACCCGAGGAAAAAACCAATGTGGATGATTTTTTGGTTGTGCATATTCCTAATTATCGGATCAATTCGATGTATTTTGGAATTTCAGATTATCGAGACTTAACGCAATTGATGTTTGCAATCAATAACCGAATTACCAAAGTTGACAATATTTTGGACAAGCACGGCGATCCTATCTTGGCAGTCCCCGAGGGAGTATTGGACGAGGAGGGAAAAGTTTCAAGACAAAGTTTTGGAGTTATTGAAGTGCCGACAAGCGACAGCGCAGGGGCAAAACCCGAATATATTGTTTGGGATGCCAAGCTTGAAAGCGCCTTTAGTGAGATTGAGAAATTGATTGAGTTTTTATTTATGACTTCCGAAACCGCACCCGCATCTTTGGGATTAGACAAAGAGGGGCAAGCGGAAAGCGGACGGGCTTTGAAATATAAGCTTTTGCGGACAATAGCCAAAAAACACCGAAAGGAATTATATTTTGATTGGGGTATTAAAAAGATCTTAAATGTGGCGCAGGAATTTGCGCTTAAAAATAAACTTAAAGCGGGGGATGTTGCGCCTAAAAAACCCGAAAAGGTTGAGATTGAATGGCAAGACGGAATTATTAACGATGCCAAAGAAACCCTTGAAATTGAGCAACTAAAACTTGATAATGGATTAACCACGACAAAAGAAGCAATTCAAAGGTTGGAGTGTGTTGATGAAAAAACAGCCGAGAAAAAGGTTAAGGAGATTGAAGAAGAACAAAACAAAAAAGAGCCGAGATTTAATGCTGATCCTTTCGGGAATAGCAACGAAAATCAATAATTTGTTTACATTGAAATTTAAAAGTCAACAAAATGGCAAAAGCACCGCAAGGAGTTGTGCCGTCCGATGCAAGTGTTAATCTTTTTTATAAGATTATTACAAACGCTTATAATGAGATTTTTGACAAAATCACAAGCGAAGATTTAACCAAGGATTGGAGGCGCAAACGAATTTTAAAACAAATTGAGCAAATCGTTGGCGAGGCAAACGAGGACGTAAAGGCGTGGATTAAAGTTGAAATTCCCGCCTTTTATGAAAAAGGGATGTTTGACACCGTCAAGGATATTTATGATGAGGCGGGCGACGTGAATGTTGACCTTGCTTTTGCGCATTTTCACAGAGAAGCAATTGAGGCGATAAGCCGTGAAACATATCAAGAAATTGCCAGTGGAATGACTGGATTGACCCGCACAGGCGAAAGAATGGTTGCGATAGCCACAAGAGACAGTATTTTAAAACAAGTGATTACGGGGCAAATTACGGGCGACAGCGCGCGAGAAATAAGGAAACAAATTGAAAATACTTTGAGATCCGAGGGTATAACGGCTTTGACTGATCGAGCAGGGAGGCGATGGGATTTGAAGCGTTACGGGGAAATGCTTGCCCGAACCAAATTAACGCAGGCGCATAATACGGGGGTTATTAACCGAATGGCAGGCGGAGGGTATGATTTGGTAATGATTACCGCGCACGGCGGATCTTGCCCGTTGTGTGTGCCATGGCAGGGGGAAATTTTAAGTGTTAGCGGAATAAGCAGAGAATACCCAAGTGTTGATGAAGCGAGAGGGGCGGGGCTTTTCCATCCTAATTGCCGACATGCGATGACCCCATATCATGCCGACTTTTTAGAGGATACAATGGCTTGGAATAACAAAAGTCAAGAATAT